GCAACAGAAGATGGTATCATTGGACCACGGACAATGGAACTCATAAAACAGCGTGACCCTGTCATGTTGATAAACGAATTAGCCAACAGAAGAGATAGTTACTATCGGTCTTTAAAAACTTTTGGAACTTTTGGTAAAGGCTGGTTACGTCGTAACAAAGAGACACTAGAGCTTGCGTTAGAAATGAGGAAAGCATAATGGCGTATGTAGATACAAGTTCACTCGCAGGAATAATGGAAGCTTCTACGGCGGGTGGGGGAGAAGCCGCCGACAGAGCGGGTGAAGCAATTCAATCTGCAATGGATAGCAATTATGGGTTTTCTGATGACAGCCCAAGTTTAGCAGGCCCTCCCGGTTCTGGGGTTACTCTACGCGGAACTGGCCCCGCAGGTTCTGGGGTCACATTTCGCACAGGTCCCGGCGGCAACATTTTGAACGTATTGAATAAGCCGGGCGGAAATGAAGTTGCTAACCGCGTTTATCGCGGCGGTATAAATGAAGCTGGGCAACGTATGCCAACTGTCGAAGAGCAGATTAATCAGAGAAGACAAAATGTTTTTCTCAACCCAAGAAACGACCCTAACCTTCCGGGGTATAATGTCGATTATCCTACATCACTGCCGGGGGAAGCTTTAACACGCCCTCTAAATTTATTAGAAGACGGCATGACCTCATTAGGTCCTACAGAATCCGTATATAAAGAACAGTCCCCACAGGAAATGGTGGCAAGAAGTCTAGCGTCTATGGCGATGGGTCCTATGGGTATGGGGCTTGCAGGTTTGGGAACCAAAGAAAATTACTTATCTTCTGACGTTACGCCAGAGATGAGAGAAATGGGCCCGCAGAGCCTTTCTCAAAAAGGTTTAGCCGCACTGACAGGTGGTGTTGACCCCGGACAGGCGGCGCAAGCTGTCCGTCAGGGAGTAACCTCTTTAAGAGATAGGATAGCAGGGCTGATGTCTGGACAAGCACCAACTTCTCCTGACGCAACCCCCTCTCCTGCACCTCGCTTTGACCCTATTGAACCAGATGCCTTGTCACAGCCTGCTATTAGGCCAGTACCGCAGGACATTGTAGTTCCTGAATTAGACACCGTAGCTTACGGCGGCCCTACTTATGACACCGTAACGCCGCAGACTAGGGACATTGCTACACCCATAGCAATGCCTGAAGAAGTACGCACCATGCGTGAAACTTTCAATGATTTAGATGTGTTTGGGCCAGATATGTATGAGGGTGCGCCTGTCACAGTTGCAACGCCTAGAGCTCGCCCCGATATGGAATCTCCTGCTTTTGAGGAAGAGTTTTTCACTCGCACTAATTTCCAAGACCCGGACATGGACGCAATGGCCTCGTACCGCGGATCACGGGCCACGCCTACGCCCGCAGACTTTACTGCATCGTTTGCAGATGTAAATGACCCTCGTGGAGACCAGATGGCGCCTACACCCGGAGAAGGGTACGGAGCTTTTGGACCGCGCACCGCTGACGACTTACGCTCTATGGGTATTGAGCCTACTCTTCAAGACCTTATGAACATGGGTGTAAGCCCGGCGGAGTTCTTGAGAGAGCAAAGTAGAATGCAGTCTGAAAAACCCGCAACAGGTGGTCAGGCGCAGGTAGCTGAAATGATACCCTCTTCTCAGTTTTCAAAGAGACTGAAAGAACTAGGATATGATATACGCATTCCTAGAAATCGGACAATTGATACAGATACGTTAGACATTTTTAGAGACGGTCAATATGAAGGCAACGTAAAAAGCCTTCTTCCAGATAGAAAAAGCTTAATCGACACCCTTCTTGGCATGGGTATGACAAGTTCTTTCAGAACTGGCTAATTCCCCGTTACAGCATTCGACTATGTAAAACTTACATACAGAGCACTGTTGGTGACCGTGTACATCAACAGGCTCCAAATGGCACAAGCACCGCGGACAACGGCCCGAATCTAACGCTTTCTTTATAGGACCGTCTTCTACTTTCCCAGAGTAAACCATTCTTTTAACTCCTCACCCAGAACCGTATTAGCTATGTTCTGCTTATTCTGAAGAGCCGTCAAGATTTTCTCATCAACTGTTTTAGGGCTTACTAAGTCGATATAAGTCACATTACTCTTCTGCCCGATACGGTGAGCACGGTCTTCAGATTGTAGTCTTATTTCAAGGTCATAGTTATTTGAATAGTATATGACAGTGTTTGCCTCTGTCAGGGTGATGCCGAAGCCGCCTGTACGGCTATTGCCAACAAAGAAGCGGAGCGCGGACGACGGATCTTGGAACTCCTCAACGATTCGCTGTCTATCTTCCTGTGCGGTGGCGCCGTAAAACCCTGCGTAACTGTCTGCACCATATTCTTTGTGAAGCATTTCACAAATTTTCTCAATATCGTGAACAAATGAGGCCCAAATGATGACTTTTCCGTCTGTTTCTTCACAAACATTCACAAGCTCTTGAAGACGGTTAGACGGAACCTCTGACACCTCTTCGTCATCATTCTTAATGAACCCGCAACAAATTTGCTGTAGGCGCATCAATTGTGTCAAAACATTGTTTGTGGATGCCAATGAGCCGTCTTCTAACTGAGCGAGAGCAAGCTTGCTCATCTGTGTGTACAAAGACTTTTGCTCTTTGGTAAGCTCTACGTCACGGCGTATGTAAACCTTTTCCGGAAGGTCAAGGCAGTCACGCTTTAACACCCGCTTGCTGAAATCATCTAGCTTGCCGTTCAATTCATCTAAACGCTGGAACCCGACAATCTGTTGGAAAGACCTGTGCCCCATGCTTCGCTTCTGCACAACGGCGTAACGCCCTTGGAAAGCATAATAACTATCATAGCCCAGTAACCGCGAATCAAGGAACTCGCACTGGGAAAACAAATCCATAGGTGATTTGGTGACGGGGGAGCCTGTCAAGAGCCGTTTGTAGGCAAAGTGCTCCCCCGCCGCAATAACGGCCTTAGTTCGATTCGCTTTACGGTTCTTGATGGTTGTAGATTCATCCACAATCATCATACCCCTTCTACCGTAACGCTTTGCGAACCAGAGGGCCGTTTCTGCCCCTTTGTTTGTGGAAAAAGCTTCGATGTTCATTACAAAGATACGTAAACGTTTTGTTTCACACATCTCCATAAACGCCTGCTTAAATTTCTGAGTAACATTTGCCTGCCATGATAAGATGTCATGCTTGATTCGTTCGGGCAAATGCGTAGGAATTTCTTTCTGCGTCCAGTTATGGTAAACGCCTTTTGGGGCTACAACTAAAACCGTATCAATCTTACCCTCTTCATAAAGAGCGGCGAATGTATCGACGGCAATTTTTGATTTGCCTGTCCCCATTTCCATAAATAAAGCATACAAACGTTTGTCCCAAGAATCATAGAACACTTCAAGCTGATGCTTGTAAGGCTTTGTTTTAAAATCGAAAATCATTCTAGTTACCTCCAAATAAAAAACTCTTGACTATACGAATGTATATCACTATATAAGATATATCAAGTGTTTAAATAAACACTCAACGACGATGGAGAAATAGATGACCGATTTATCATCACTTATTGAAGCGGACACCAAGTCCAAAGAAGCTTCACCACTGGGACAGTTCGATAGCACAAATTTAAAAGGTGTAGCCAAACTCGCCCAAGATATTGCTACTCAAGAAGCTGAAGTGGCTAAACTCGAAGAAACCCTCAAAAATGCTAAGAAACAACTTTATCGTCTTACTGACGAAGAGTTGCCGTCTATGCTTGCAGAAATGGGCGTAGCGTCCTTTAAACTCGAAGACGGTTCTACCGTTGAGATAAAGAAGACGTATGGTGCGTCAATTCCGGTTGCAAGTAGAGAGGAGGCTTTCTCATGGTTGAGAGGAAACGGTTACGGGGATATGGTCAAAAACATAGTGTCAGTGAACTTTGGAATGGGCGAAGACGAGAAAGCGTCAGAGTTCAAATCAATGGCACAGTCGCAAGGCTTGTCTCCAGATCAGGCAGAAAGCGTCCATCCCTCAACACTAAGAGCGTGGGTAAAAGAACAGGTAGAAGACGGCAAGCCGTTTCCTATGGAACTTTTCGGCGCTTATATAGGCCAACGTGCAGTTATAAAAGGAGCGAAATAATGGCTGAAGCAAAAAAAGAAGTAGCGGTTAAGGAGAACACCGCGGTGGCGGCGTTTGACGCAACAATGTTTGAAGCTGATGCAAGTCAGGGGCTAGGTAACGTATCAAACGAAGATATGGCGCTACCGTTCCTGAAAATTGTATCAGGGCTTGACCCCATTCTTGATGAGCGTGAAGACGTTCGTAAGGGGGACATTTTGAATACAGTAACTGGTGAGGTGTTCAAGGGCAAAGACGGTATCAAAGTCATTCCTTGTGCTTACCAGCGTAAGTTTATCCAGTGGTCCCCAAGAGGAACTGGCACTGGGGCGCCTGCGGCTATTTACGAGCCGACAGACGACATGCCAAAGACACAGCGTGACCCTAACGACAATAAAGAGTATCTCGCGGATGGTTCGGGTGATTACATCGAGCAGACCGCACAGTGGTACGTGAAGGTGGTTGATGATAATGGTGGCACCACGAATGCCTTGATTGCCATGAAATCAACACAATTAAAAAAATCCCGTAAATGGATGAGCATGATCTTGTCACGCGAAATGCAAGGTGCTAATGGTCCTTTTACTCCGCCTATGTTTAGCCACATTTATAATCTGAAAACAGTTTCAGAAGAAAACAGTAAAGGTAGCTGGCACGGTTGGGAGATGAGTTTAAACGGTCCAATATCTGATGCAGGGCAGTATAATTCTGCCAAAACCTTCAACGCTTCTATTGAGAAGGGTGAGGTAAATGTAAAGCATCAACAGGAAGGCTCTGATACAGCGCCTGACGACGAAATACCGTTTTAACAGTTAGGGGTAAGGGTTTGAAGGTTTGGTAGCCGCCGTAGGTTTAAAACCCCCAACGATCGTTGGGCGCGGGTCTCTAACCATCTTACGATCGTTTGATGAATTTACAGTTTACAGAGAATAGCCCGCATTTTTAGGCTGAACTTTATAGGCAGTCCATCGTTCATCCCTTACCTCTATCCTTTAAGGAACCAACATGTCCTCAGAGAAGTTTTCAGAAATTTTCTCTGGGCTTGAAGAGGCTTACGGCACTTACGAGATCCAGAGACAACAGGCCAACGGAAAGCAGGCGGGCCAAGCCAGTGTCCTACGTTCACCACGCACCAAAGAGACGTGGGAGGGGCATCTTTCCGGAACAGGCCCTGCAATAGGAATCATTCCCATTAATGCGGACAATATGTGCAAGTGGGGGTGCATAGACATTGACCAGTATACTGGTTTCAATCACAAGGAACTGATAGACAAGATTGCAGAGATGAAACTGCCTTTGGTTGTCTGTCGTTCTAAATCAGGAGGGGCTCACGTTTTTCTGTTTATCAAGGATTGGATAAGCGCAAAAACTTTGCAAGATACGCTGTCATCTATCTCAGCGGCGCTGGGGTATAGCGGGTGTGAAATCTTCCCTAAACAGATAAAGCTTCACTTAGAGCGTGGTGACGTAGGTAATTTTTTAAACCTGCCGTATTACAATCATGAGGAAAGCCTGCGCTACGCTTTCAACCCTGACGGCTCCGCCGCCAGCTTGGAAGAGTTTATCAAAATTTATGAAGAGAATGTGCAGACAGTTGAGCAGATAGAAGCCCTCACGGTAGAGAAGAGTGATAAGACGCCTATCAAAGATGGCCCACCGTGCCTACAGCACTTGTGTTCACAGGGCTTTCCTGAAGGTACGCGGAACAACGGGCTATTTAATATAGGTGTGTATTTACGCAAAGCTTTCCCAGACACGTGGGAAAACGAGCTCATGCAGTATAACATGGAATACTTCCAGCCGCCTTTGCCGCTCGCAGAGGTTAATGTGTTGGTTAAACAGCTTAACCGTAAAGACTATGCCTACAAGTGTAGTGACGCACCTATCAATGACCATTGCGACAAAGAGAAGTGTTTGACACGCCGCTTCGGTGTGGGAAATGTTGGGCAGGCGGCTACGATAGCTAATCTTCGTAAGTACAATTCCAAACCACCTATCTGGTTTATGGATGTAAACGGTGAGCCGCTAGAGTTATCTACCGAAGGTCTACAAAGCCAGTCGTTCTTTCAGAAGGCGTGTATAGAACAGCTTAATGCCATGCCGCCCACTGTCAGCAAGCCCGTGTGGGAAAACCGTGTTGCGGCGCTTCTGCGGGACATGACAGAGACAGAAGGTGGTGTGATGGAAGCCAGTGAAGATTCATCTGTGGATGGTGCGTTTTATGATTATCTAGAAGACTTTTGCCGTAATATGCAGACAGCTTCAGATAAGGAAGAGATATTGCTACGCCGTCCGTGGACTGACGAAGATTCTGGCAAAACGTTTTTCAGGTTGCGTGACTTTGAAAGCTTCCTCAAACGCCAGAGGTTCTTTGAGTTTAAGACGCACATGATTTCTCAGCGCCTGCGGGACATAAATGGTGAGTCAAGCACCCTACGTATTAAAGGCAGAGTCGTGAGAGTGTGGAGCATACCTGCATTTGAAATACCTGACAGCGATTTGTCAGTGCCAGACTTTGGCCCTAACGACGAGGACATTCCGTTTTAATGTTTGTGATATATGGGCCTCCGGGGACAGGGAAGACAACCATCCTACTTAATATGGTGGAGAAAGCGATTGGCGAGAGTGTTGCACCTTCCAATATCGCCTTCCTTGCCTTTACCCGTAAAGCCGCAACAGAAGCTAAAGAACGTGCCGCCCGCAGGTTTAATCTAGACTATGACCAAGACCTTAACTTTTTTAGAACGTTACATAGCTTCTGCTTCAACCTGTCAGATATAAATAAAGAACAGCTATTAGGCTCTGACCATCTGCATGAACTAAGTATGCAGATAGGCTTCAACCTCACCGCAAAAGCCTCTGATGAAGATGACGACATAGGCTCCAACGCCCGCGATAATCCGCTCATGCAACTCATTCAATTATCACGGCTAAAGAAAGAACCCATAGAGGTTACCTATAAAGAGAGCGGCATCGACGAACCGCTGACCACGGTCAAATACGTAGATGAGGCATACCGTAAATACAAAAAGGCACACAAGCTTTTTGATTACACAGACATTCTAGAATGGTTTTCGGAGAACGGCGGGCGGGTATGCCCGCAATTTTCATTGGTGTTCTTAGATGAGGCACAAGATTTGTCGCCCCTGCAATGGGAAATAGCACACATTCTGGATGATAATTCCAAGCGCATGTATGCCGCAGGAGATGATGACCAAGCTATCTACCGCTGGGCAGGCGCTGACGTAGAACATTTCTTAGGTGTAGAAGAGGGGTCAGAAGTCCTGCAACAATCCTACCGTGTCCCACGCAAGGTGCATGAAATAGCCAAGCGGGTATCTTCTAGAATACAGACACGGCGCCCTAAAGAATATAACCCCAAGCCAGAAGCAGGCAACGTACAGCACATATTTGAGCCAGACATGAATAAGTTCGCTGAAGATGACTGGTTAGTCATGGCTCAGTGTAACTACATGCTTAATGGCATATGTGAAGAGTTACGCCGCTTTGGCTACTATTTCGATAACCGTGGAAACCGTAGCATTAGCGACAAACTAGCGTCCGCTCTGATGGCGTGGAAAGCTCTGGTAGATGGCGCACAGATTGACGCAGGCGCGGCTAAAAACCTGTACTACTACATGAAGTCAGGCACTCGCGTAAAACGTGGCTTTAAAAATTTATCTGGGTTGCTGGCGGATGACCTACTTAGTTTAGAGGTATTGCAAAGTAACTTTGGCCTGCTTGCCACTCAAGATATGTCGTGGGATGAAGCTATGGATAAAATCCCTGAAGAAATGAAAAGCTATGTGTCAGCCATTCTTCGTAGAGGAGAAGACTTGAACCACGAACCACGGATCAAGGTATCTACAATACACGGCACAAAGGGCGGGGAGGCCACTAACGTGGTTTTGTACACGGACATTTCGTATGCCTCTGATCAAGCTGTGTCATCGAACACGCTAGAAGGGCAAAGGATGCTGGATGACTTGCACCGCCTGTTCTACGTAGCTGTCACACGCTCAAAGCAAAACCTTTACATTGTATCCCCTTTAGATGGACTTAGGAGTTATCAATTATGAGTGATATGGTAAACCACCCAAAGCACTACACCACTGGTAAAGTAGAGTGTTTAGATGCTATAGAATCAGCGCTAGGGGACGGGTACAAATACTACCTCCAAGGTGTGATTATTAAATACATGTGGCGATATGAACATAAGGGCAAGGCGGCAGAAGACCTTGCCAAGGCACAGTTTTACTTGAACAGGCTTCAATTTATCACGGGAGAACCAGATGCAACCTAGACAGCTTCAGCTTCTAGCTACAAATTTAAAAGCCGAATGGGTTCCGCCTACAGAGCTCCCAGATATTACAGACCGCTCAGAAATAGCGATTGACCTTGAAACCTGTGACCCTAACATAAAAACATTAGGGCCGGGCTGGCCTCGCAATGACGGCTTTGTAGTTGGCTATGCTGTCGCGGTGGATGGTTGGAAGGGCTATCTGCCCGTGGCACATGAGGGCGGCGGCAATTTGGACAAGCGTATTGTCCATAACTGGCTGAAAAAAGTTCTAGCCTGCCCCGCAGATAAAATCATGCACAACGCACAGTATGATCTTGGCTGGTTAAAAGCTGAAGGCTTTGAGGTAAATGGCAACATAATAGATACGATGGTCGTTGCCGCATTGCTGGATGAGAATAGATTTAGCTTTAGCCTTAACGCCTGCGGGTATGATTATCTCAGCAAAACAAAGTCAGAGAAAGGTCTTGTCGAAGCGGCAAAGGAATTTGGCTTTGACCCTAAAGGTGAGATGTGGCGCCTGCCCGCACAGTTTGTAGGGGATTATGCAGAAGGTGACGCAGAACTTACACTTGAACTTTGGAAATATTTTAAAATTCAAATAGCTAGAGAAGGCATACAGACTGTTTTTGAATTAGAGCGTGATTTACTGCCATGCCTTGTAGATATGACGCTACGTGGCATCCGTGTGGACACTGATGCAATGGAACAGGCCACGCAGTTCATGCTGAAGAAAAAGAAAGAAGCTCTCAACAACGTTAAAACGTTGTGCGGGTTTGATGTGGAAATCTGGGCGGCGGCGTCCATTGCTAAAGCGTTTGATGAAGTAGGGCTGTCGTATCCTAAGACAGAAAAAGGCGCCCCTTCATTCACTAAAGCTTTTCTCAATACACACGAGCATGACTTAGCTAAACAGCTATTGCTTGCGAGAGAGTTTGATAAAAGTAAAAACACGTTCATGGACGGGCTGTCGAAGCACATTGGTAAAGACGGCAGAATACACGGGCACATAAACCAAATCCGTTCTGATGACGGCGGCACTGTGTCTGGTCGTATCTCTATGTCCAACCCCAATCTGCAACAGATTCCTGCCCGTCACCCTGAATTAGGGCCAATGATACGCTCTGTATTCCTACCGGACGAGGGGGACAAGTGGGCTTCTATAGATTACTCGCAACAAGAACCACGGATCTTGGTTCACTTCGCCGCGCTATATCAGAAGAACACACGTATAGAAATGCCAAAGGTTGATGAGTTTGTAGACGGCTACACAAATAACCCAGACATGGATTTCCATACGATGGTTGCTGACATGGCAGACATACCACGTAAGCAGGCAAAGGTAATTAATTTGGGTATGATGTATGGCATGGGCGTAAACAAGCTGGCAGACCAGTTAGACTTGACAACAGATGAAGCGAAGGAACTAACCTCACAATATAACGAGCGAGTGCCGTTCGTTAAAAAGCTTATGCGTGTTGTGCAGGATAGAGTACAGAATGGAAACTCTGAAGGCTCTATACGCTCACTGCTAGGCCGCAAATGCCGCTTTCCATTGTTTGAACCAAAAACTTTTGGAATGCACAAAGCCATGCCTTTGGAAGAGGCAAAGATACATTATGGCCCAAATGTAGCACTCCAGCGGGCGATGGCTTACAAAGCCCTTAACAGGTTGATACAGGCTTCCGCCGCGGACATGACAAAGAAAGCTATGGTTGACCTGTACAAGGAAGGTGTTACGCCGTTGCTTCAAGTGCATGACGAACTTGCCTTCAGCGTCAAGACAGAAAAAGAAGCAAATAAACTTGCAGAGATCATGTGTAATGGTATACCCTTAGAAGTACCGATGAAGACGGATGTTGAAATTGGCTCCTCTTGGGGCGACAGCATGTAGTTTTTTCGTTTTATCCTCCCTAACTTGCCCCGCTTTATGCGGGGCTTTTTTTCTTGCTTTTTCGGGTATAAAGTCCTATATTGTCTTAGAGATTTAACAACGTTCGGAGATTATGATGGACACCACAAAATGGAAATCAGTTTTGGTTCCTGTAAATGTATACTTGGGCATCAAAAAAATAGCTGAAATGGAGAACAGAAGCATCTCTGGACAGCTTAGAGTTATGTTTGATGTATTCTGCAAAGCAGAAGGTTATGAGATAAAAGGGGCGGATTAATATCTAGACCCTCGTTAGCTTTCTCTATACACTTTACGAATCAATTTATAAAAGATGGAGAAACATATGTTGGATCTACCCAACCGCAGACCTTGTGTGACTGAAGACATTGGAATGGGCATGTCAGTTACCGTAAGTTATCACCCGAAAACAGGGCAGGCCGTAGAGGTGTTTATGTCCGGCAGAGGGGATAAAGCATCTGATAACCCTATGACGGAAGCCCTGTACAATCTAGGTGTACGGGCGTCGTTGTTAATGCAGGAGGAATCGCCATATGCAATCGCGGAATCCTTACGCCAAGATAATCAAAAAACCGCAGTTTAAAATCAGGATTGTAAAATCCAAAAAGGGCAAAGGCTCGTATACTAGAAAAGACCGCACTAAGCGGTCTTTTTTATTTAGGGGCAGGGAAAGTGCTAACCTAGCCGTTCCCAATATCCCTGTCCCTATTCTTTACTATGCTAAGACGATAGCCTAAAAAATTCAAGCAGGTTTCAAGATCCGTGACCCGCGGTTGATGTTTCATTCGCCACCTTCTTAAAGTATCTCTGTGAAACCCCACACGCTCGCTCATATCACACTCATGTATTTGCTGGCGGTGCATCTCTTCAAATAAAAACCTCACTACGGGGTTGTTATTTGTAATTCTACTGTGCGTGAAATCGCCTCTTCTTTTATTCCACTCTTTCATCAGTCGTTTATCCAATGCATTTCTGTTGTGTTGCCTGCCGTGTGCCATTTGTCCGTGCGCTCCCACACAAACCACGCGAACGCCATTTTGCCACTACCGTACCAAGCTTCGTCATGGTCGCCGCGTATCATCGTTAAACGCTTACTAAACACATACACATGACTAGGGGGAAACTTAGAAAAGATTTCTTCATAACGCTTCTGACCCTCAAGGAACGCGAGCCGCAGTAACATAGCATGACCGTCGGCGTCCGGGTCGCTGTCCACGAGCCATTGAGCGTGTTTCACAAACTCATTAGCTAATTTATACGGCGGGTTGGTAATGATCCACGGCGCACGGATCTTGGTCTCTAACAGAAAATCTATGTTAGATTCACCGTAGCCCCTATCAATGAGGTCGGTGCTGTACACGCGATAGCCCGCTTCTTCTAAAACTTTAGAAATTGCGCCGTCACCGCAGGCGGGCTCCCAATAGTCATAATCAAACTTATGTGGAAAGCCGCTGTCGAGCCACGTACAATGGTTCATCAGTGCTTCGGTAGCATAGGGAGGGGTAGGATAGAAATCATCCTTCTCTCTATTATCCGACATATCAAACTCCTTAATTAACATTCCATACCCGTTTCGCCCGTGATGCCCACCACATTTCACGAAGTGGAAACCTTTTGGCACTTTTTCGCTCTCATGAGCATATCTAAATATACCTTGCATCTTCACAAATTCTTAAAAAAATTACACTATATATTTGAAGGGGCGTCTTCGGGGGAAGACCACTGAAAAAATTAGTAGGCGTACAAGTAGGCGAGATAGGGGAACACATTTGTGCCACCCGCCTTTTAAAAATGGATATCCCTGCACAGATAGTGCACATGGGGTGCTCTGACATTGTCGCTGAATACAACAACCGTTTGTGGCGAGTACAGGTAAAGACAAGCCAGCTAAAGGCAAACGGAAAAAACACACTAAGCTATCAGTTTGCTGTGTGTAAGGGCGGTAAGAAGGTGCCGTTGTCTTTCTCTGACTGCGATATAGTTGCATTGGTTGCCTATGAAATAGAGAGGGTTATGTTTGTCCCTGTGGGTTGCCTACGGAACGCGACAACTAAACGATTAAAAATTTCTACATATGACGATGAAAACCTCTGCCAAACTAGCTGGCAGAGGTGTATGGATTATTACAGTTAGAAAATCTTAGAGTTACTGCGCGGAGTACGCCGTTTGAGACTGCCGTACCCCCAGCCCTTACCACGCTTTTGCATGGCTTTAGGCCGATTAGCAAGAGGGGCGCCCTTCTGTTCGTATTCCCAGAAGTAAATTAATCTATGGCGCATCTTTGCTAACCGCTCCTTAAATTCCTTAACCGATTCGGTAGTGACCGACATTAGATCTCCATCATTCTATCGTTAGTACGAATTACCATGTCACGTTTTAGCATGTTTGCTCCGTTTTTGTAGCTGTACCAAGAACGAGAAATGGCAATGCTGTACATGGCACTAGTAATCTTAACCAGCGGATCCATTCTCCATGACTGCAATGTGGTCACAAGGTAGCGCGGTGGATGGTACTTTACGTTCTGTCCTTTGCTGTAATTTCCTTTCAACTCATCAAAGAACTTATCTACCAACTCCCTGTTTCCATTAATTGAGGCAAGGTAGTGTAACGCAATGGTTTGTCCCATTGGGTACTTAATGATGTTGTACAAGCTTTTAGCGGCACGTACCGAATCCTGTATTAAGTCATGGTCAATCTCATTAAGGTACATGTCCTTAATTTTTTGATTGTTTGCGCTAGTATTACCGCCCGTAACAGAAGCCCCGCGCTTAAACGCATCTATTAACTTCAATGCACCTGAAATTTTAGAAGCATTAGGTACACCCATGATTGCCAGAACATCGTCCGCGCCCCGCATCTTACCAGTGTCCATGTGATGAAAACTTTGTGGGTCAATCCCAAAAACAGCATGTGTCTTGAAAGGTGTTTGTGAGCGGATGCAGGCGGCGAGCCTGTTCTGCCCATCTTTCAACAGACCATCTGTACCAAATTTTATGGTCTCGCCAGTCAGTGACCAATTGTGTTGCGCCATGTCTTTGGCGTATTCAATTATCTTCTGATGTTTCTGGGGGCGGTTTCCTACATTCAAGTTAGAAAGAATGTGTTCAGCTATCTCAGGTGTGAACGTCATTACAATGCTACCTTCAGGTGCTTTGTCAATTAGTTTGTTCAAGTAGCTGACTTCATGGACTTTTTTATTTGTGTTTTTAATTACACGCATGTTTTACCTCTTTAGAAAGTTATTGTGGTATCGTAGTATATAATAGCTATCTTATACAATGTCAAGAAAAAACTTGACAATATATATTAATTGTCTTATATAAAAAGTAAGGAATTTTTAAAAAAGTAAGGAGGATTAAATGCAAGTTCCAAAGGTTGTAAAATACCCTTCGGGGTTTTCTTTCAGGGGCGTGGTTCTGCTTTGCAGGTACTGGCAGGCGGAAGAAGAGTGGAACGGCAGACGCCGTGAAGCGCAGGCTTGGAAAGAAATGGCGGACAGGCATCAAGCTTGGCTGGACAAGAATGTAAACGGCTGGGTTTCTTCGCCTGTTATTTATGCTAAGATGAAGGAGAAAGGGCAACCTGATTTCCTTCACCCTTACGAAAAACGTTTCGAGTTGGAGTATAGATAATGACCGCAAAGATCATCGACTTTAAGTCACATCAAGACCGTAAGATTAATCAAGAGATTGAAGATCAGTTAGATGTATTGTTTGAAGGCGATGATGGAATGTCCGGCGTGACATTCGTTGCGAACTTTGAAGAACTTGAAGGCGTAAAATTAATTTTGCATTTTGATGATTTGGAGGAAGAAGATAATGGCAGATCCACTTAAACCCCACCCAAGCGATGATGATTATCTCGTCACCGCTTTGATTGATAACGCAGGCCATGTCGGGCAAATGCCTGAACGTATTGAATGGTCAGTGGCGGTGGAAACCATCCAGCGTATCGTTAACCTTCACACTGATGATGTGTTAAGAGACGGCGGGTTTTCTCGTGAAGCCCATAATGAAGCTGAAAAAATTCGTTCTCACTGGTCTAGGATATTGCAGGGATGAACGATATCGAACCGTTTGATTTATCCGATAAAGATAAAAAGTCTGAAGATTTCTGTCAGGGCTGGGATGTCGGTATTGACGCCCTAGAAGCATTGTCTGAACTGGTAGCTAATGAAGACGCCCAATATGAAAGTATGCTTCTCATGGGCGCCCTCGCCGTGTTTCTCAATTGTATATACAAATCAATTGAAGCAGATGACGCAGACCAAATGATTCGCAACGCGATGGAGTTTTCACGCACCGCGGATCACGAGCCAGATGGCACGGTGCACTGATGTTTGAAGTTTTAATCGTTACATGTCTGGCTTCTCACCCGTTCATATGCTCACGATTAAACGTCTATTCATATTACCGGACAGAAGAAGCCTGCTTGGAAAATATCCATACCGTCTTAAACATGACGGTGGATGTGCTTTATGAGGAAAAATTAAACGAAACGATTTTCATAGACAAATGGAGTTGCAGGGAGGTACGCAATGACTAAATTTGAATGTGATAAATGTGGCGAATCAGATTGCTCAAAACTGGTAAAGTATGAAATGCAGTTTGCAAAGCCAGTAATTTTCTGCGGAAAATGCGCCTTAGAGTTAATACCATTAAACCGAAATGCGGTTAAACACCAACGGTCTTTGAGGCATAAATATGACCCGCGTCATACGCAAAAAGCGGAAGTACAAAAAATATTTTGACTTCTCTCGCCTGAAAAATAAAAAACGACGGGTGAAATATAAATCACCCGTCGTTCGTTTTTAGGTCTATTGTCAAATTTTTGACGCCGTGGATGACGGAAAACGCTTGACGGATCACGGATCATGGACTACGTTGATTATGGACATAGTTCCTTTCTAGTTAGTTGGTTTCGTTGCACCTCGTTCTCGTATAAAGAACGGGGTGTAACTTTTGTAACATTTTTAAAATCCAAAAAAGTTTCGCTCAAGCCCTTGTACAAAAAGGGCTTTTTTATTGTTACTCCTCTATATAGGGGAAAAACAAAAAAATATTTTTTTCCTCTTAATTTTGGTGTTACAAATGTTACAAATGTTACACTCATGTTTTAGACAACATAATCAATAACTTACAAGATTTATAGTGTAACATATTTTGTAACATGTAACATTTTTATAGTATGTATCTGAAATATCTAAATATTTTCCCAAATGGTTGCAAGAAATATAATTTTTAGGTAAGTTTTCTGTAGGATTACATATAAAGAGGCTTTGAAATGAAGGTTGCAAAGAGAGGGGTGGGCAGACCCAAACTTACTCCTGATACCCCCTTAAATGACAGACAACAAAAGTTTGTAAAAGAACTGGTCGCTAATGATGGAATGATTACTAAGCGGCAGGCGGCGATAAATGCGGGTTATCCGGAAAAATCCGCACATGTTAAAGCTTCTGAACTTACAAACCCCTCCAGAAATCCTCATGTGGTTGCCGCCATTAAAGCTTACAAAGCTGAATTGGATGAAAAGTATGGCATCACCTACGCCCGCCACGTCCGTGACATGCAAAAGATTAGAGATTTAGCAATTGAGAACGGGGCTTATTCTGCGGCGGTTCAGGCGGAATATCGCAGGGGACAGGCGCAAGGCAATATTTATATCAATAAATCCGAAATCAGACATGGTTCTATTGACAGTATGAGCCGTGAAGAAGTTGAGAAAGCTTTGGCTGAATTGAAAGAACAGTATGGATCTACCATTATCAATATCACGCCCAACGAAGAAGAAGACGAAGAATCTGGAGTCCAGCTTTTATCAGAAGCTGAAGACGAACCAGAAGAAGTGTCGGCCTGATTTACGCTTTACACGGCTAGAAAGTTGGGCATCGCAAGGCGTCCCTGATCTGGTCGTATGTGATGAGCGGGGAAAATTTTATTTTGTAGAGTTAAAAACTACAAAAACAGCTTCTGTCCGTTTATCCCCCCATCAAGTGTCGTGGCTAACCCAACACAAACATGCACCCGTGTATATTATTGTACACACAAAAAATGCAGAAGTTTTTGTATATACAGGCGAGCAAGCGATAGAGCTTGTAGACAGAGGTTTATTGCTTGAGCCCGTCTTACATTTTCCTGCCCCAATGAACTGGGAAAACTTTTTTTCCTTGACATTTTCAATATAAGACTTATTCTATACTCCACCACTAACTAAATGGAGTAAGGTCTATGAAAACCCCAAAACCTTTAAATCTAACGCCGCAGGAAGCAAATGCTATTCTTGTGATGTTGGAAAGTGATCTTGAAACATGGCTTCCTGATTTTGACCCAATTGCCGATTGGGAAACATTGCATCTAAGTGCTCAACAATTGCTCGCTTATCATACTTTTAAAACATGGTATGTGGAGACGCATGATGAAAATCAAGTCGCAGGCAATCTTAAACGGGGGTCAAACAATGCAAAAGTTTATAGATAGATTGGAGACGCACGGATGACGTGGGCATGTAGTGAATGCGGGCATAAATATTCTGCTTGTATGGGGGACGATGAAGTCCCTGAAATTTGTCAATGTGGAGGCAAGGTAATGACGATAGATAGAGATGAAATTTTTGCCAGAATGTCGGGGCATTACCTGACAACTTTCCTGCCCCCTGAATGGGTAGACTGGGATGATGATCAGGTCGAAGAGTTTTTTATAGAACACGCATGGGAGCCGCTACAAAACTGGCCTGTCGATGAAGTGTTCAGTCAGATTTCTTCAGCAACTGATGATGTAATAAGACTGCTCGAGGAGAAGATGAATGAAAAATAAAATCGCTGTTAAATGTAAAAAACACGGATTCACACTTTTAAATGATGACGTGAAATATTTCTTTGATTATCTGGATGACTTGCGTGACGGCGGGTACATAAATATGTACGGTGCGCCGCAAGCTTTAATGGATGACTTTGAAATGTGTTTCAAAGAAGCAAGCTGGGTTGTCGGTTTATGGATGCACTGGGTGCAACATGGTGAATTAAAAGATGAGGTGGCGGCATGAAGAAAAAACTATTTCAAGTTTATGGAACCATGTTCAGTTTTGTTACAACTACTGTTGAAGCAGAATCTATCGAAGAAGCAAATGAAATTGCATATGGTGCAGGCGGCTGGATGGAAGAAGGCTCAGACTTTGAATTGTCAAAAGACATGACAGAAGAATTAACAGAAGAGGGGGATGGAAATGGTTAAAGTATATGCCGAAAGTAATTCCCATGCTGAGTTGATAGCTGTTTTTTCTGATGAAACAACGTATGAGGCGTGTATTGAAGTCCTTGAAAAACTTGCCGCAGAATCGCGTATGATCATCACAGAATCTGTATTGGAAGATGATGAAAACATTTCTGTCTGGAATAGCCTGTGATAGCGTTAATTAAGCTTTATTATTTCTTTTTGTACGGGACAACTAACCTTGATAAAGCCAGATCCCGTTATGAAATAAAACCAGTAAAACGCTTGCCAAAAACAGGCCATAAATGGTGAAAACTTTATCCAGCCCCGCCCGTTAAATCAGGCGGGGTTGAATTTTTTAAAATTTCATATTGACATAGTATAAGAAAAAGCGCATATA